TCCATAGCAAGGCAAACGCAAGATCGATCAGCGGGATGCCTTTGTGCCACCACCAGAGGCCATGCGAAAACACTCAATGGAGGAAGTAGATGCAATACTTAGGGCAGACCTTACTAGGTTTGAGAAAGGCGTGGCTACTTATTGTCCTGTGCCTCTTACTCAAGGACAGTTTGACGCACTGGTTTCATTTTCTTTCAATGTAGGGCTTGGCACACTCCAGAGGTCAACCCTGCGCCAAAAGGCACTTAGGGGTGACATGGAGGGCGCTGCCGAGGAACTTCTAAAGTACTGCATGGCTGGCGGCAAAGTTCTCAAAGGCTTACAAAAGCGCAGAATTGACGAGCGAGCCTTATTTCTGAGTTGAGTTCTGGCGCAAATGTTTGCCTGTCAAACGCATAATCCAACAAGATTGGCAAATCCATTTATGCCCCATATCAACTCCACCCTCTGGCGGCTTGGTCTCATCACATTTATTACAAGTTCGTAATCTGTGAACAGGCTGATTGCCGCCTAATTCGATTGGGTACATTGCCACTCTCTTTCACTTCTGCCTGAGTTTGATTTGACTGTTTTGCCTGTCAGTTCAATCAAGCCCATTATTTTCATTTCGTTGAGCCGCCTAGCAACTTGATTGCTGTCCAAGTTGGTACAAGCTGAGATGCCATCTTTACCTAGTGGCCCATGTGTTTGGAGACATTCAAAGATTGTCTGATGGTGCTGGGTAGCAGATTCTTTGATTGAATCTGCTGCCTGAAACGATGTTAGGGGATCATTTGCCCTTACTCTTGGGAATTCGGGCATGGCGAAAATTTTCTTAAATGCGTCTTTATAGTCCATGATATTTCCTAAATAGTTGGGCTACTCGCTGCGTCTGTGCGTAATCAGAGGCTTTTGATCGCAACTGGCACAGCATCCGCTTTCACCCGTTAATCAAAAGGGGATATCTTCCCCGTCATCCTTTGGCAAGCCTTTGTAGTCATCTTTGGGCTTTGGTTCATTCATATATGCCCAACCATTCCATCCACCATCTATCAGCGGAATCATGTCAAGTTTGAGCATTGGCCCGTTCTTGGTCTCAATGACCGAGCCAATGGTTTGGTAGCGTGATTTCTCTTGACCATCTTTGTTCGTGTACTTACCTGACACGATGGTGATTTCATAGAGTTTTTTAGACATTTTTTAGTTCCATAAGTTGAGCAATTTTGATATCAAGTTCGTTTAAGAATTTGACCACTTCATCTTCCATTTGCTTGATGAACTCGTTATCCCGTGGGACTCGTTTCACAAACAATTGAAGTTCATCGGGTAGGCGATTGTCGAAGCTGACAAAATCGCACCACTGCCGCCCTGTGCAAGCCATCTGAAACTGCATCTGGGTGTTGTACTTGCCTGGCACACTTTGGGACAGCAAAGTCTCAATGTGCGTGGCTGTGTTGGGGCATTTGATTTCTAAGAGGCCATCCTCACCCACCAAACCATCAGGAGAAGCACCAGCCATGATTATTGAGGGATGGGGTACAAACCCCACTTCATCAACCAAAACATCCTGTAAAGCCTCATAAGCGGCTCTGGCAAGGGGTTCTGTGTCTGTGCCGTGTTGCATGGCAGCATTGGTGAAACTCTCACCCTTTTGACCTGTCAGGCGTTCGCACACCAACTGAGCCATGTAGTTGTCACGGGTTGCTGAATACCCCGTCTTAGTCTTGGCGATCACATCAGCCACACGGGAAGCGGTGACTTTGCCAATGCGAATGGTGAACCATTCTTCCGACCCTTGATCCATCATTTCAATCATGATTTCATTCCTTTTATGTAAACGCTAAAACTGTCTAAAGTGTCTTGACCAAAGGCGGTCATCTTCTGAATTTCTTTTGCCACTTCATCTAGCACTTGATTGCGCTGTGATGGTGAGACAAACACATCGTAGTGATAGGGCTGACCAGTTCGCATGACGTTCTCATGCTCAATGCGGTCGAATTCGTCATCCTCGGGTGTTTTCATATCGTGCATCCTTCGTGAAATTGTCTCTTTGCTCTTAAATAAGCATTGTGAGCATCTAGTGGTGAAGAAAAAACACCAATGTGTTTTAGTTTTTTATTAATACGAATACTTGAAGTCCATCTACCATCGCTTACATAATGTGCGCCAAGAATTCCGCTTTTGTTGTTTTTTCGTGGTTTGACTACATTTTCAACATTTGTTTTATGTTGAACTGAACGCAAATTACAAAGTCTGTTGTCTGATGGATTCCCATTTATATGGTCAATGTCATACAAAGGAAATTCTCCATATGTCATTTTCCAAATAACTCTATGAACACGATACATTTTGTATGCTACTTTTACATTCATGTATCCACTTGCATGATTGTGTCCAGCAAGTTTGTTTGCTACTTTACGAGGCGCATTTTTTGACCAACGCAATTCGCCTGTGTTTTTGTCGTAAACAAACAATTCATTAAAATTAATTTCTTCATCTGTTTTCATAGTTTGGCCTTTGCTTTGTCTTTGGCTGCAATCACTTTCTTTTGCCATTCAGAATCACCATTGCAAGCGGCATAAGCGGCTTTGTAGGCGGCTTTTAATTGATCTTGGTCGGTAGATGCCTCAATAGCCGCCAAGTGGTCTACAAGGGCGCTTTCGTTCACTTGAGGTTTACGGCTGGCTGTGTTGCCATCGTCATCTTCTGGTGCAATGCCGCAAGCCGCCATCAAGGAATATCTACGGGCATAAGTCAAAGCCGAGCCAAAACCTTGGGCATCGTGTTTGTTAGCCGGAACAAATAACTGTCCACAGTTTAGGGATTCACCAGACTCATGGAGAAAGATGGTTTCAATAATCACCCCATCTGGCGATGGTTGGTTCTGCTGAATCAGGGCAATGCCGTTGTTGTTCAAGGAATCAATGACTGCCTCAACGCAAGCTGACAAGTCTGCATAGCGTGATTTGAAGTGAGGGTTTGTTGAGGACTTGAGCGCAGGGCCGAAAGCCTTTTGTGCTTTGACTAATGCTGTTGCAATGTTTTTCATGATTGTTCCTGTGAAAGTTCGATTTGCAAATGTTTAAGTTCTTCAGCGGTGATGTTGATTAAGTAGCAAAGGCTGCGGATTTTTCCTTGAAGCATCCCGACTTGATAGGCCAGGCGATCCCGTGGGTCTTGTCCCTCATAGATGCTGGCGGCATTTTGTGCCACTTCATTGATGATGTAGTCTGCGTTCATGATTCTTCCTTTAAATAGGCCGTGAGGCGTTTGATTCGGTCGGAGTGGTACTCACCCATGCGCTTGGCATATTCTTGGGCGCTGAGAGCCTCTAACAGCTTGCGTTGTGCCATTTCAAGTTCTTTAGCAGCCAACTCTTTTGGTGATGGCAAACGGAAATAATCTTTGAATTTTTCAATCATGCTTGTCTCGCTTTCAGCATTGCATCTGCGTATTGGTACGATTTGCCTCCAACAAACTCCACTGTTGTTGTGAATCTGTTATCAGCACGAGCAATAATTGCTTGCATAGCTTTAGCCGCAAAGTAGTCACGTAAGGTCATGCCTCTGTCAGTTCCAAACTTCTCATGAAATTCATTTTTAATTGCATCAGCTTGTGGAAATGCTGGTATGTTCATGTTCAACCCCTCCATGCGAGCATTACGCCCCAACCACCAAAGATGATGATTGCCAATGTCCATTCAACAATTGTTGTGATGATCTTAGATTTCATTTTGTTCCTTTAGCATACGAGCGTGGTGAATCTTGGTTTCAGAAACAATGCGTTCAAATTCGGGTGAAGGTAGATCGCAAGAAATGTCATCACCCTTTTCGCTAAAGACAAACACATCGTAGATTTCTGCTGAGTTGTGGTCATATGGCAGATTGAATTCTGCTGGGTAGTAGTCATACCCAACCTTGACTTTCTCAAGGGTTGTGCCATCGTCATAAGTGACGAACTCATCAAAGTGGTAGTGAAGTTTGTAGTCAATCATTTGCTCTCCTAAATAGACCCCGAGAAGTTCAGGGCATGGGTGAATTATAATCTAGCTTATTAAGTCATCAACAATTATTTTGTAAGTACTTTCCCTAATGTTGCTTTTTTGCAATTGGCTATAATCTTCCTTATGGACAAACAAAAGTTTATTGCACTAGCTGGCTCACAGAGTGAGCTTGCCAAGCTGTTGGGCATAAAACAACCCGCTGTTGCCCAATGGAAGGCTGTACCAATAGCAAGAATTTGGCAATTAAAGTTGCTGAAACCTGAGTGGTTCGTTTAAGATTGTTTGAAACACGGCTAGGTCTGAAGTCATGAGCAGACCGAAAAGAGTTACCTCCCTCTCCTGCCGCAGTTTCTTTTAAGGGAGTATGAAAAGGCGAGCTATGCATTACTACCAATTTCACATTGGTGACTACATGAGTCACACCAGGCATCTTTCATTGATGGAAGATTTGGCCTATCGCAGACTTTTGGATTACTACTTTTTGCACGAACAACCAATAAAGCACAGAGATGCTGCAAGACAAGTTGGTATGAGAGAGCATGAAGAAGATGTTTTAACAGTCCTTAATGAATTCTTTTTGTCCACAGAAGATGGCTTTGTAAACCCAAGGGCTGACAAGGAAATCAAGCAATACAAAGAGTTTGCAGAGGCTGGCAAACGTGGGGCGGCTAAGAGGTGGGGAACACCCCCCAATGGGGAGGCTAATAGCCCCCCTAATGCTACCCCAATAGCAACCAATAACCATAAACCAATAACCAATAACCATAAACCAAAGAAAGAGAAAGCAACTGACGTTGCTTGCCCTCCTGATGTTTCTGAACAAGTTTGGAATGATTGGTTGCAACTCAGGAAAGCCAAGAAAGCCTCTGTGACTGAAACAGTCCTAAAAGGTGCAAGGTCTGAGGCCAACAAGATTGGTTGGACACTTGAGCAGTTTTTGATTGAGTGGTGTACCCGTGGCAGCCAAGGCTTAAAAGCTGAATGGCTAAAAGAAAAACTCACCAAGTCTGAAGAACGCCAAAACGTGATGGCAGAGTTGACCAGGGGAAAATCAATTCCCAAAACGCCCTTTTGGGCTAAACCTGAAACAGTGATATTGGAGGCACAAGATGTGGAACGAAAACGACTTTTGTGATCCAGACTCAGGTTTTGATTACATCTTTGGAATGATGAATGCCATCTACGGCTCTAGGTTCATCACTCACTGGCAAGATGTTGACCCCAACTTGGTTCGCCAAACATGGAAGCAATATCTTGGCAGATTCTTGACCTACAAACCAAGTCTAGATTTTGCGCTTGGCAAGCTGGACAAAGACTTTCCACCGAGCGCCATTGCTTTTCGAGATATGTGCAACCAAGGCCCATCAATCCCTGTAAAACCGCCAACTGAAGTTCTGATTGAGCGCAAGAAAACAATCCATGAGCAGATTGAAAGCGAAAGAATCAGGGCAGAGGCATTGGCGAAATTAGCAGAATTAAAAAAACAATATGGTGGGAGAACATGAATGAGTTGGCTCTTTTCGCAGGCGCTGGTGGAGGAATACTTGGTGGACACCTCCTTGGTTGGAGAACAGTCTGTGCAGTCGAATGGGAAGCCTACCCAGCAAGCGTACTGTGCGCCAGACAAAATGACGGGCTTCTCCCGCCTTTCCCGATTTGGGATGACGTTCAAACCTTTGACGGAAAACCTTGGAGACAAATTGTTGATGTTGTATCTGGAGGATTTCCATGCCAAGACATCTCTGCCGCTGGGGGGGGGGGGGATCGATGGAGAAAGAAGCGGAATGTGGCGAGAAATGGCACGGGTGGTTGGCGAAGTACGATCACAGTACGTCTTTGTGGAAAACTCCCCAATGCTCACTACTAGAGGAGGAGTTAGAGTCATTGGAGACCTTACCAAAATGGGGTATGACTGTAAATGGACTGTTATGGGAGCAGCCGATGTTAATGCCCCACACCAGAGAGACAGAATGTGGATTGTCGGAAAATTGGCCTACACCAGTTCACAGCGAGGCCAGGCAGGGTCTACAGATTCGCAGGGAGGGCAAGAAAGGCACTCAAACGAGTCTCAGCACAGCGGTTCTAACTTGGCCTACACCTCGGACAAAGGGGATGTGTGGCGGGAGTGGGAGTTGGGATTTGTTGAACAAAAACACAACAATCGAAGAGGCTCGGCTAATGGGAGCAGGAAATGGTGGTCAACTGAACCCAACGTGGGTCGAGTGGCTCATGGGGTGGCCTCTAGGGTGGACAGACTTAAAGCCATTGGAAATGGACAAGTCCCACTTTGTGCCGCAACAGCTTGGAGAATCCTAAGTGAATCATTATGAAGCAAACAGAATCCTTGATCGGGTCAGAGAAGGCCAACAATTTAGCGAATTTGTCATCACAAGGGCGCTTGAACTTACAGGAGACTATGAGGAACACAGAAGCCCAAGAATGGATCAGGCGCTACCGCAAGAAAGTGATGGAGGAGGGCAGGGGAGAAGCCCAATATTGGTGGCAACAAACCCTAGCGGATATTGCCAAGAGGCGAGGCCAAGCGGCTGCTGATGACCTGAAAAAACGCATGAACGAACAGAAAGACAAAAAATGATGCAGATCATGTTCACGATTTATGGCGAGCCTGTACCAAAGGGTAGACCAAGGTTTTCCACAAGGGGCAAGTTCCCTGTTGCTTACACTCCAGAAAAGACAAAGAACTATGAATCCGATGTTGGAATGATGGCAAAGGCGGCTATGGGCGCATCAGAACCGCTTAAAGGGGCTTTGGAGGCGTTTATTTACGTTACCTTTCCTGTTCCCGCCTCATACTCAAAAAAACGCACTGAGGCTTGTTTAATCGATTCTGAGAAACACACCAAAAAGCCCGACTTAGACAACGTGATCAAGAGCGTGATTGATGGCATGGACAAAATTGTGTTTGAGAACGACTCCCAAATCACATCCATCCATGCCACAAAGGTTTATGGCGAAGTGGCAAAGGTTGAAGTAATAGTGAGGGAAGCATGAGCAATCCATACAAAATCATTGAACCAACTTGCATTAGCTTTTCTGGCGGCAGAACAAGTGCATATATGTTGCATAAAGTATTACAAAACGGGGGGGGCAACTGCCAAACGAAGCAATTGTCTGTTTTGCCAACACTGGGAAGGAAGATGAGGCTACTTTGAAATTTGTTCAAGAATGTTCAGAACGTTGGAATGTTGAGATTCATTGGGTTGAACGCAGATTTAATGATATTGGTTTTGAGCGAGTAACTTTTGAAACAGCCAGCCGCAATGGTGAGCCGTTTGAGGAACTAATCAAAAAGCGGAATTACCTACCAAATCCAGTTGCAAGAATTTGCACAAGCGAATTAAAAATTCGTGCTCAATCTAAATATCTTGCTTCTCTTGATTTTTTTAATGGTGAAAAATATTCTGCAATTGAAAATTTTTCTTGGGTAGGCATTAGAGCTGATGAACAACGCAGAGCAGCCAAGATTGCTGACAAGTCAAGATTGCCTTTATGGGCCGATGGCGTTACCAAAGAAACTGTTGGTCAATTTTGGAAATCACAACCTTTTGATCTTGGTTTGCCAAACAACAATGGCGTAACCATGCATGGCAATTGTGATTTGTGTT